ATGCGAGGACAACAGACTCTTTTCAATCATTTTATCGAAAACCCTGTCACCAAAACAGTGCGTAAAGGTCGCTCCGCCGATATGATCGCCCTGAGGGACGAATGCCTGCTGCATAGGTATTATTATTACATCAAACTACAGCAAAAAAGGTACGATTCCGCCATTGAGGAATTATCAAAGGAGTTCTACATTAAGAACAGTAATATTATTTACCGCATGCAGTGCAACAGCGAGCGCCTTGAACAGATTATGAAAAGAGAACAACCCGACCTGAAGCAACTACGGCTTCTTTATCCATGGCTGACCTGGTAGTGTCAGTGATTGTTAACCCTTAAAGAAAAAGCCTGTATCTTAATTGATACAGGCTTTTTTAATTTTAAAGATGATGTTTCTTTTAAAGGAAATCAACTGCCATTTAACTGAATACCATTGTTTCCTTTAAATAAGTACTTTTTTCGCTTAAATAAATTCCACTGCAGGTTTGACTATACTTGTCGTACCCGGCAGTAAATACTCCTCAAAATCCAGGCTATACGTCAACACTCTCGCCCTGAATGCATCTGATCTTACTTCTGTATTTACTTTAATTCTACTCAGCGGATTGATGCCATTACTACTCCATCCCTGCAATGCCTCATGTAGTCTTCTTTCTGTTTCATAATATCCCATCACCGTATTCGTGTCGAGAAAAGTAACCCCATCAGCAGCAAGTACATAATATACTAATCGCAATTGCAGCTCGCCATTTGCCCGCTGTCCCTGATTGAGTATTTCTGTAAAATTCACATTGTTGAAATCGATAAATAAACATGGCCATAACGCAGGTACGCTTTGATAATTTTCTGTTTGTCCCATTTCTGGTAAAATACCCTGGATCTCCGGAACTGTAGTAGCAATGTGGGTTTGCAATGATGTAAAAAGTTGTGCAAATAAACTGTTCATTTCTTTTTTTGTTTTTTGAGTTAACAACAATGTAAATATCGATCTATTCCGCATCTTAAAATTTCACTTCATTAATGATTGTACAAACAATGAAATCTAAAAGCGCAAATAAAGAATAAGCATTATTTCACGATTTTTTCAACGTACGGAAAAGCTGTTCCTTTGTATTGTTATCGCTTGCAACACACATGAAAGAAGCATCGCAAAAAACGTGAATAAGTATGGATCCTTTTAAAACCTAAATTGTTAACCTCAGATGTTACTATTAAATGAAATTATTGATGTTAACCCCGGAAACGTCCTCTTCCAGCGGCTTGGAGACCAGGCCTTCTCTGTAATAGTTCTCATCGGCATCGCATGGATTTTATGGAAGCGCCAGATCAAACTGGAAGACCGCCTCGCACAATACCTCAATGACGACCGTGAAAAAATGCAGGGAGTGATAGAAAATAATACAAAGGTCATGGAGCGCCTGGAAAGCGTACTGGAGAGACGTTAGAATAGTCCCCTATTTAAAAACAAAAGCACCCTCTGTCAAGAGGGGGCTTTCAAAAAAAGTGCACAATTAAATATAATATACCTATGGCATTCTGTAAAAAAACAGGAACAAAAATCAAACACGCTTTACAACAATTCGACGCTTTTATTGCAGCCCATGCAGAAGAAGCACTGCGTGTAACAAGGATTATTAAATCTGCCCTGGAAAGCCCTGTGGTGGATGTATTGGAAGCTATCATTCCCGGTGATGCAGATACTATTCTCAAAAATAAAGTACTGGCAGCACTCGAAACAGGGATCGACACCCTTAGCATTGTCGTGACCTGTAAAGATGAAACATCATTGGAAGGAAAGATAGCTTGTTTTATCCGCGCTTTATCAACAGTATCTCCCGATCTGCAGGATGCTGTGTTACAAAAATTGCAGAGTATCATTTTGCGTGAACTGGACGGCAATACAAAGAAACAGAACATCTACGATCTGTTTAGCCAGGCAAGTTACAGCAACAGCAAATAATATTTTTTCACAAATTAAATAGACCAAAAAAAGTAAAAAATGGGATTACCAAAAGTAGCTATTACATTAGGCAACGGCAATCTGGGAAGAACCGCTGCAACTGATGATGGGGTTGCTGGTCTGGTACTGACCGGTGTAGCCACGAACCAACTGGCGCTGGCTGTACCTACAGTACTCTTCAGCCTGAGTGATGCAGAACAGCTTGGCATCACCAATGCAAGTGCAAACACTTACGCATACCGCCACATCAAAGAATTTTATGACATCGCAGGGGAAGGTGCAGAGCTGTATATCATGCTCGTTGAAAACACTGTAACAATGCCGCAGATTGCAGATGTTACTAACGCTAACGGTGCTGTGAAATTATTAGACGCCGCAAAGGGTCGTGTCAGACTGCTGGGTATTACGTTTAACCCTGCTGACAACTATGTGGCGCCAACAGGCGAAGGCATGGACGGCAATGTATTCGATGCTGTAGTAAAAGCACAGCAACTGGCACAGGCATATACAGAACAGTTCAAACCTGTACGTATCCTGCTGGAAGCAAATGCAGTCGACATCGAGCATCCTGAAAAGCTGAAAGACCTGCGTACCCTCTCTGCTAACCGTGTAGGTATCGTACTGGCAGGTACTTACTATGATACACCTTCTGTAGGTCTCGTCATTGGCCGCGCAGCGTCCATTCCAGTACAGCGTAACCTGGGTCGTGTAAAAGATGGCGCTTTGCCAATCACCAATGCATACATCGCCAGCAAGAAGATCGAAGACATCTCCGCACTGGAATTACTGCATACCAAAGGCTACATCTTCTTCCGCACATTCGTAGGCCGTTCTGGTTATTATCTGAATGATGATCCGATGTGTGCGCCTGTAACAGATGACTACAGCCAGCTGGCAATGGGCCGCGTTATTGACAAGGCGATCACCCTCAGTTATCAGACCTATGTAGAAGAACTGAACGACGAAGTAGCTATCGACGAAAATGGCAAACTGAGCGTACCGGTAATCAAGTATCTGCAAAGCAGAATTGAAACTGCCGTAAACACCGCTATGGCAGATGAAATCAGTTCCTTCAGCGCATACGTTGACGCCAACCAGAATGTACTGAGCACCGGTAAGATTACCGTGAGAGCAACTATTGTACCTGTAGGTTACACCAAAACCATCGAAGTATTACTGGGCTTCTCTAATCCAGCATTGAACCAGTAAGGTTGTTAACCCCGACATTAAAAAGACACCAATATGATTTTTGACACGAAAGAAGTGACCTGGGCAAATATGAAAGTAGTATTGCTCGGTAAAGAACTGACCGGCATCCGGGCCATCAAGTATAAGTTATCCCAGGAAAAAGAACACCTGCACGGTGCCGGCGATGAACCTATCGGCATCCAGCGCGGTAAACGTACCTATGAAGGTGAAATCAAACTGCTGAAATTTGAATACGATATTCTGGCCGACGCTGTTAAGAAAGCCGGCGGCAGAGACATCCTCGACCTCAGCGCTGAGATCGTAGTTACCTATGTAAAAGACGCCCTTTCCTCACCCCGCACTGATATCATTCAGGGCTTCCAGTTCAAGGAATTTGAAAAAGGCTGGGAGCAGGGCGCCAAATTCATGGAGCTCACACTACCCATCATCTTTATGGGACTGAAACAAAACGCGTAATAATAAAACAATCACCACAATTATTTAAACCTATATCATGACAGTAGAAAAATCGCTTGCCGTTAGCCAGGAGCACATCGATGCATGGAAGAAAAAATATAAAGATGTATTCAAACTCACTGCTACCGACGGTAAAGTAGGCTATTGCAGAAAACCCAACAGGGACGAAGTAAGCTATGCCATGACACTGATCTCCGGCGATCCGCTGGCCTACCACGAAACTATTCTCAGAGCTACCTGGTTAGGCGGCGATGAAGAAATTGTAGAAGATAAATCCTATCTCTACGGTCTGGGTGGACAGCTGGATAAATTGCTGGAAGCGAAAAAAGTAGAAGTGGAAAAGCTCTAAGCGAGGCGTCCGGCGATTTTGATAGCAACCCTTTCGGTTATATTCAAACGCTGTTCGAATATTATCTGCCCCAGGTTGACACCTCGCAATTATCCGACGCCCAATGGGCCGAAAAGTTTGCACAACTGCATGATATCCGGCAACGGGAATTGAAAGGATTGCCGTTGCTGTCAAGATAGCATGGTGTAAAATAATAAACAAATGGCAGACCTTACTGTTACCCCCGTTACCTATAAAGACTTACTGAAAGCAGCTGATGCTGCTTTCAGTAAGATCGGTAACTGGATGAAAAATACGATCAATGACAACAATATATTTATAGCATCCAACAAAAAGCTGACTGCGTCCCTGGGTGAAATTGAAGATAGAATAAAACGTGTCGATGCCCTCAAAGCTAAAGTAAAGGACCCGATAACCATTGCCAGACTTGACAAAATAAAGATCAAGTACGAAGAAGATAAAAAAAATATCCAGGATCGAAGCGACACCGTCAACCGAAAGGGTTGGGGCGACGCAGGAAAGAAAGTGCTGGACGGTGGCATAGATAAACTCATTGCAGGTGCACCGGCACTGCTTCAGATGGGTATGGCTGCGCAAACTGCCCAGGCGGGTTTTCAAAAACTCACCGGCTCTTCTTCTGCCGCAGCAGAGATCATCAAGGGCATTCATAACATGGCGTCTACTTCTCTCTTTGACAATGATAAACTTCAGGCAAATGCAACTTCCCTGCTGGAAAGTGGTGTGGCAGGCGAAAGACTGTTACCTACACTCAGCATGCTGGGAGATGTAAGCGGAGGCAACCAGGCAAAGATGGATACCCTCACCAAAGCCTTTGGTGATATGCAATCAGCAGGACACCTTACTTCCGAATCCCTGAAAGAGATGAATGAAGCGGGTTTCAAACCACTTGAACTCCTGGCCGCCAGCAGTGGCCAGACTGTGGAACAACTAAAGACGCAAATGGAAGCTGGAGGCATCTCTACAGAAAGTGTAGCAGGCGCTTTACAAAGAGCCACCTCGCAGGGAGGAGAATTCTTCGGCGTGATGAAAGAACAAAGTGAAACAGCCGCCGGACAATGGCATGGCCTCAAAGAGAAAATGGCAGAAGCTGGCGCTACAGTCGGCAATGCACTCATGCCTACCGTGAGTAATTTCCTTGAGAACACACTTAAGCCACTCGTAGGCTGGCTCAGTTCCGCCGCTGATTGGATCGGGCGAAATTCCGAATTGGTTGGTTTCCTCACCACGGTAGTCGCCACTGCCGTAATAGGATATAAAGCATGGACACTTGCAGCAGAATTGCTGGGTGGTGCCGTAGCCGGCAGTGGTATTGGACTTGCCGTCACCATCATCGCTGCATTGATTGGCGTAGTCATCTATGCATGGAATACCTTCGGATGGTTCAGAGGTGCGATTATGGCCGCCTGGGAAATCCTCAAAGGCTTTGCCGGTATGATCTGGGATATAGCCATCGCTCCCATTAAATCGCTGATCTCTGGTATCAGCAATATTGGAAAGGCTGTGATGTACCTCTTTAGTGGAGACTGGGACAAAGCATGGGAATCCGGCAAAGACGCTATCAAGGATTTGTCTGGTTATAACACCGCCAAAACAATCATCAGTGACATGAAGGAAACAGGCGGTAAAGCCATGGATGCCTTCAATGCCGAGGTGAATAAAAAGAAAGGCGAAACAAAAGGACCAGGTTTAAATCCTCCGGCTGTTCCGGGCCAGGGAAACTATGCCTTTGGCGGTGGCAGCTCAGGTGGCGCCGGAGCTAATGGTTCCTGGGGACCTCCTGTTACAGGAGGTGGAGGAAAAAGTAAAGGTGGCGGTGCTACCAGCTCATGGGATACCGGAGCCAATGGTTTTAGTGCACCCAAAGTTCCAGACACCTGGACGGCGGATAATACCCGCAGGAAAATGTCGATGGACAACGCCAAGGATACCGCAACTGGCATCACTAACGGCGGTGCACGCACGGTAAATATTACCATGCAGAAACTTGTCGAAACCATTAACATCACCACCAACAGCGTCTCCGAAAGTATCTCCAACATGGAGCAGCAGGTCACAGATGCACTGCTGCATATTCTTAAAACCGCAAACGCAACAGCATAACCTATGGCACTTAATATCGATATCGTCAGCACCTTTGCCAACACCTTTGGCTATACCCCTGAAACCCTTACTATCCTGAAGCAACCTGGTGTCAATAAACGGGGAACCAGTTACTACGGCAGCGAAGCCTATAGTAAGTCCTATTTCATGTCTGTGAAACTGGGCACACTGGAACTGTACAATCCTGTTATCAGTATCAGCAACAAAAAGACCATTGTACAAACTTCACTGGTCAATCGTTCCGGTACGGTAAAAGAAATGATCAGCAAAGAGGATTATAAAATCAATATCAAAGGCATCATCATCCGTGACGATAATACTTTCCCTGATGAAGAAATCAGCGACCTGATGGAACTGTATAATAAAAATGAAGCGCTGCCTATTTATTGTGCCCTCACATCCCTGCTCTTTGACGAAGGCGAAAAAGTAGTGATCACCGACCTCTCCTTTCCTCCATCACCGGGTACTCAGAATATTCAAGCTTATGACCTTACCCTCATCAGCGATTTAAAATTTGTCTTAAACAAAGCATAAATGTTTACCCTGAAATGTGAAATAAGGATCGGCAGCTACACATTCTATTCCGTTAAGGAAGTGAAGATCAAACGAAGCCTGCATTCCTTTGTCGATACAGCTACCATTACCATTCCCGCTTCTGCGGTACTGCAATACGCCGGTAAGCTGCCTACAAAATCTGTAGTCAGTTCTGCTGATCAGTTTACTGAAGGAAACAAGGTGCAGATCTGGCTGGGTTACGACGAAGACAGGCAACTGGAATTCGAAGGATTTATAAAAAGGATCAACGCCGCTTCACCCTGTGTGATAGAATGTGAAGGTTATAGCTGGCAGCTCAGACAAAAAGGTGTGCTGGATAGTAACAAAGAGATTGGTTTAAAAAAACTGCTCTCAAAAATTACTGCAGGCACCGACATCCTCCTGAGTAATGAAATCCCTGATCTGAACCTGAACCAGGCGTACTTTTCCGGCATGAGTGGAACCGATATTCTCGACTGGTTAAAGAAACATCTGTACCTGAATGTCTACTTCGAAGGGAAACTCCTGTATGTAGGATTCGATCATATGCAAAGCCCACAGGCAGGTGTATATGCCCGTGATAAAAGAGCCACGGATACTGTGAGCTATCAGAAGGTAAAGAATGATGCGAGTTATCAGATCGGTTACAATGTGATCAAGGATGATGAACTCAAGTTCAGAAAAGCCAGTGATGCACATGTGTTGGTCAAAGCTATATATATAGATAAAAAGAACCAGCCGCATACAGCGGAAGCCGGAGATAAGAATGGTGCGGAGACCACCATCCACATTTCTCACTTTGAAGATGATAGCGCCCTTAAAAAAGCCGCGGAGAATAAGTTGAAAACACTGAAATACGATGGCTATGAAGGAAAGCTGATTGCGTTTTTACAACCCTTTGCTTTTCCCGGATGTAAGGTGGAGATATCAGATAAAAAGTACCCCATCCGTAATGGCACCTACCGCATTGAAAGTACAGAAGTCACTTTCGGTGCGTCGGGTGGCCGGCGGATAGCAGAAATAGGTCTTAAAATGTAATCATCATGAGTAATAAACAACGCGAACTGGTCGATGCCCTGCGAAAACTGGTCCATACCGATACCGTTATTATTCCGGCTATTGTGAAGGACGTGGATGATAAAGAAGGTACCATCGTTGCCAAAACTGCTACCGGCCTGGAAATAGCAGATGTAAGACTGCGGTCCGTGATAGGTGATAATGATGGAGTACTGATCTTTCCACAAAAGGATAGCAGTGTGCTCATGGCGCGCATCCAGGAGAGTAACTATTTCGTGGTCATCAGTATGGAGAAGGTGGATAAGATCCAATACTTCGTGGAAGATAAATTCCTTGAAATGACTAAAGATGGTCTGGAAATAAAAGGAGGAGATGAATCTCTGAAGCAATGTCTGGATGATCTGATCGATGAGATTATCACCGTCTATGCACCGATGAATAAATCTGCTTTCAAGGACATTAAAGAACGATTAGCAAAGATTTTAAAATAACCCTATGTCACTTAATAAAAGTTCACTGCAATCCGCTATTAAGAGTGCTTTCAAAAATATGAAAGATTCCGACGGAGATGAAGAAGCCACGCTGGATACCTTGTCCGGCAAACTGGCCGAAGCGATCGATACCTATGTGAAATCAGCTACGATCATGTATACTTCAGGCCTCGTAGCACCTCCAAACGGTGGTCCTGTGACTGGTGCATTTAATGGTATGTTACAATGAAAGATATCTTATATAATACAGACCTGGACCTCGACATTCGTAACGGCGATTTCGCAACTGGCTTCAGTGATCTGCAGCACCAGGAAATTCTGCTCATGAACAACCGGGGCACCTTCAAGGAGTTTCCCGATACAGGTGTAGATGCCTACGGTTTTCTGCAGGACAATGATTATCATGCCCTGCTTGCCGAAATCCGTTCCCAGTTCATTGCCGACGGTATGTCTGTAAAAAAAATAACCCTCACTGACTCCGGTCAGTTGAACATTGATGCAACCTATGGAGACAGTTAATGTAAAACCCCATCAATGCCTGCTGGATATCTCTATGCAGGAGAAAGGAAGTATTGCGGCCCTCTTCGACTTCGCCGTGGCCAATGCCCGCAGCATCACAGACGATTTCACAGCAGGAGAAAGTTTACTGATCCCTGAAATCGATATTCTCGACAGGGTGGTGTGGCAGGAATTACAGGAAGTCGGTGTAGTTCCCTCTAATGGCTACACGACCGAAGACATTGCCATCGTAGTAGGCGGTATCGGTTACATGGGCATTCAGCAGGACTTCCGTATTAGTAAAAATTAAAACAATTATGGCAAGAACAATCACCCAAATACAGGATGATATCATCAACCGTATTGCAGGCACCACTGAGCTCGCTCAGCTTAACAGCAGTAGTAAGGTAGCCGTATGGCGGCTCTGGACCTATATTGTAGCCGTGAGCATCTGGGCGCTCGAAAATCTTTTTGATCTGCATAAATCAGAAGTAACAACAATGATCAATGAGAAAGCGCCTCATAGCCTTCGCTGGTATGCTAACAAAGCCAGAGCTTTTCAATATGGTTCTGAACTGGCGTACGAGGCAGACTATTATGATAACACTGCACTGACAGAAGACCAGGTGGCCGAACAGCAGATCATTGCATTTAGTGCTGTGGTAGAGCAGGCAAAAGGTTTGCGCCTGAAAGTGGCACGTATTGTAGAGAATGACCTGAATGCGCTCGATGCTCAACAGCTGGAATCATTCTCCACATACATGAACAGGATCAAGGACGCTGGTGTGACCCCACTCATCATAGAAAGCCTGCCACCTGACAGCCTGAAGTTGGAATTAGTCATCTATTACAATCCATTGGTATTGGGGAGTGACGGTTCCCGTCTGGATGGAACGAATCCCGACCCTGTTGGTAACCGTGTCAGGGAATACCTGAAGAACTTACCATTCAATGGTACGCTGGTATTAGCTTACCTGGTCGATGCATTGCAACAGGTAGATGGTGTCGTGATCCCTCATATCGTACATGCAGAAGCAAAGTATGGCGAATTGCCCTACACAGCTTTTGATGTAAAATATAATCCCGATGCCGGTTACCTGCGCATAGTGAAGGATGCCGACATGCAGCTTTCATTCATCCCTCAAAGCACCATCCGATGAGCAACATATTCGACATTGACTATCCTAAACTGATCAGGCTATTGTTGCCACCACGACTCAGAAAGGTCATACACATTAACTGGTTAAAGGCCATCACATATCCGGTCAACGTATTGTATCAGCAGTTCCTGCGCAACCGTGATGCGAACCTGTACAGGCTGAGCATCACACCACAGGTAGTGTATATGGAGAAGCTGCTCAACAACCGCTATGATCTGGCAGACAGGGGAATCTACATCGCAGATGCTTCCAGCAACGAAGTAACGTGGCTCTACCAGGAAGCGGAATCCAAACCGAAGTACCTGTATACCGAAGCAGAAGCACAACCAATTTATCTCTATACCGAAGCAGAGATTGGCAATGAGCCTGTAGATTTTTATGTAATGGTGCCTGCCGGAATTCCTTTCAATGAAGATGAGATGTCTGCACTGATCGATACCTATAAGCTGGCTGGTATGGCCTACAAAATTCAAAAAGTATGAACAAAATAGAACAATTAACAAATCTGGGTGGTTTCCCGATGACCCAGTATACGCTTGACTTTATGCAGTCATCCTACCGCGAGGCACTGGCAGGCTTATCTAAGCTGGTCGGCAATGGTGTAATCGTGTCTGGCATGGAGGAAGTAGGTAACAACGTAGCAGATGGGTGGATCAGTTATAATGGCGAGTTAGTGCCATTTATGGGAGGTCCCAAACAAACTACCTGGATCGTGGAAGAGCTCTCTGAAAGCAGGTTGTTTGCTGATCAGGTGACACGCAATGTGTACTTCACGAGGAGAGCCCGTTTCGGTTCCGGTGGTAATGCGTATAGCAGCCTGCAGCGAATAGAAACGCTGGTGAGCTTGCGGGATACCATTGCAAATATGAAAACATCTTTTATATCCCAGCTGAATAGTCTGTGGAAGAAAGGAGATGTGATAGAAGTTGATTGCGATGCCAAATACATCTTGGATAACTTTAACAATACCGGTTTAGGTATTAATGAAAGAGCAGGCTGGGCGATCTGTAATGGTAACAATGGTACTAAAAATCGCATGGGTAGAGTGGCTGTCGGTTATGATCCAAGCAGAGCGGACTACAATACCCCCGGTAAAACCGGTGGTGCAGAAAGTGTGACGCTGACAGTGGAGCAAATGCCTAGTCACAATCACCATTTTTCGGCAGCAGGTTACAATCATTTATTGGGTGGCTCAGGACAACCAGTTATCTCCCGGTCCACTCTTCTGAACTACGGCGATTGGGATGGTTATATGGCTACCGCGGGTAATGACCAGGCGCACGAAAACCGGCCTCCTTTTATCGTCACTCTCTTCATCCAGAAATTATAAAAATATGGCTATACGCGAACGTAATAAACTAAAAGGATGGTTTCAAACCGGCGCATATCCTACCCAGGAACAGTTTTGGGATTGGATGGATAGCTTCCTGCACAAAACGGAAGATGCGGTTACCCTCGACAATATATCAGGTCTTCGCACGCTGCTTGACAACAAAGCCGATTTTGAAGCCTTCAACACACTCTATCAGCAGTTTAATGTTGTAGCAAGCTCCATAAAGAAAATATGGAGAACAGATATTACCATTCCGCTGTCTGATGAATACCTGAATGCACAATATCCAAATGCTACCATAGGTACACAGGTAATATGTCCGAACATTACCCAGGGTGGTGAGGTATATGAGAAGTGGAACAGTACAACCAATGCATGGTACCGGTTGTACATGACTCAACCTTCTCTGACCGGCAGCCCTGGCGTGATGGCAGGTGTTGAATTCGATAACTATGTATAAACATTCAAAAACAGCAAATGAATTTTGAGCTGAAAAAAGTGACCTGGAATCCGGAAAATATGCCGGATACGCCACAGACACTTAGCCTGAGTTTTCGTAGTATTGGTATGCCGGATATTGCCAGTAGCTATACGCTGGTTACTGAGAATCTATATGTACTGCCGGGTGGTGTTGTGGTAAATCCTCCGGTGATAAAAGGATTGATAAATAATAGCACTTATGTATTCAGACTTACAAATAGTGCATCCGGCGACACACTGGATGTAACATATGCTACTCCTGCGGAAATGATCTGTCCTAAAATTGACAATTATTATACGCCAAATGCAAGGATCGATTATGTACAGGAAGATGGGAATTTCTTTGCGGGGATGGTGCCAAATGGACTCGCGTTTTATTCGTTAGAGAATGATTTCAGAGAACTCATTGGAGATAGAACCCATCCACAAACAAGCTCAGGTACGTATACATTGAGAACAGCGCAGGGCCATACCGGGGCATATCTGGATAGTAAAGAATATGGTATGGCTACGGATCTGAAAATGTCTGAAATATTAGCAGGTAACGCTGCAGGTGCTTATGCATTGGGTGCATATTTTTATATTACAGCAACAGATCTGCCTGCGACAGGAAAATGGCCGCTGCTCTCCTGCCTGGACGGTAACGGTTATGGCGTAATAGTATATGTGGATAATGTTACAAAGGAGATCGTCTGGGAACAAAAAAACGCAACCCTGACCCAGACTGCCAGGAGCACATCGCCCATCCTGCTGGATACCTGGAACAATATTTTGGTGGGAAGTTTTTCGGTCGCAGCTGGTAGCCCATTGCAGAATTTTATGTACCTGAATGGAACAGGCGTAATTTCTGGCGCTATTACGGCAGCTTCTATTCCTTCGACATTTGATACATATACAACTTTAAGCTTTGGTGGTTCCCCCTATTTTGATAGTTCAAATGACGGAAAAGGAATATTTAGAAATGTATTTGTGAGTAATGCAGCGTCAGTATTTACAAACAACGGTAGCTTTAATCAGCTCACTTCTCCGGTCGGATATTTGAGGAGTTATTATAATTCAAGCAATATCTTTACTATTCCTCATGAAAACATGATTGAAGTTTCCAGAACCAAAGTGGGCTTTACAATTCCACAGGATGTGCCGCCCGGGAGATATGATTTCTATGTCAGGTATAATGGTATAACAACAACACCTATAAGTATCCAGGTACTCGAAGTAAACGCTCCTTACAACGATTTTGAATATGACTTCTCTGCTGATACCGGCGCTACAACTATGTTCCAGCTTGGATTTTACCCTGTAGGGGAGAGTGAAGGCACTGCAGATGGTGGAGTCGCACCAAAGAATCTTTATTTCAAAGATAATTTGCTGGTTATGGAAGCCCATGGAGATTGGTATGATGGTCAGGTGCATGCTGTAGGAATTGGCGGGGCCACTAAATTACATACTAATCCGCTCGACCTGTTGTATGGAGAGAGTTGGAAAACACGTGTGGGTGCCGCTGTTGCAACGAGGGGATACTACGGATATGGTAGTTATATCGTGGAAGCGAAGCTGCCGAAGCAAATAGGAGTAACACCCTTCTTTGGAATCTTCCATAATGCTAAAGTAAAATTTCAGGACCCATATTACGAACAGTGCCTCGGTCGTGGTTTACATCCACAGGGAGATACCTTTGGCAGTGATTGGGTGTTTACTGTGGTGAAAAATGAACTTGCAATGGAATTGCCTGCCATCGCCTCATTAGGAGATTTTTTTGATTTTGATACGCTTCTGAGTAATACTTTCCATGCGCCTTATGCGGGTATGAAAGTGCGTATGTATGGTAGTGATGCGGAAAATTCCGGCATCTTTCAGCTGGATGTACCCTCTGCTCCTAATGACCGTGCCAGCTGGAGTTTGTACAGTAATGATCTGGATTCTGTGAGTCAACCGCGCCGGGACCACATTGTTCTTAGAAATGCGAAAGGTGAATTAGGAGTCGGCCTGGGTTTCAACTCCGAGGGCATAGAGGAGTTCCTGGAGATGCATGCGTCCATTGGGAAAGATGTGTGGGACGATGAGTACCATCAATTCAGGATGGACTGGTATGCTGACAGAGTGGAATACTATATCGATGGTACCCTGATCCAGAAGAATTCCTATTTTGTACCTGATATCGTAGGCCGGTTCTCTTTTGGGTTGAAATTTCCAACAGCTCCAATGATTAAATCACCCTGGGTGGCCGATCCCAGCAAGTCAACAAATGGCTTTTCAACCTGGCATCATCAATCGATGGTGGTAAGGAAAGTGAAATTCACGCCATTTACTGATGATGATGCTGGTGGTACACTTAAGTTGTTAGGAGAGACAGATCCTTATGGAAGATTGTATAATTTTCCGATCCTTGCTCCCTGA